GATGGGCCTGGACTAAATGGGATAAGCTAAATCGTCAAGACTGGCTTAAAGGATATAAGAAATGGAATACACATGATGAAAAAGAATAATAAATACAAATACATACCAGGAAAACAGATCACGGAACCTGATTTCCGGGTCTATGATATTGGCGGAATGCGATTACCCTCCGTTACAACAATCCTTGCAAAAACTAAAGATCAGACGTATTTAACCAGATGGAAAAATAAAATAGGACATGAAGAAGCAGAACGAATCAAGAATCTTAGCAGCAAACGTGGGACAGCTATGCATAAGTTCCTGGAGAAACACATACAAAGCAGCGGGTACGACGACCTTACGGAAATTGGCCAACAGGCTAAGCCGATGGCGCAAAAGATTATAGACGTTGGACTGGCTCCCATTTCAGAATACTACGGATCAGAAATCATGGTCCACTACACAGGTTTATATGCAGGATCTACCGATCTTGTTTGTCTACACAATGATCTCGAGACTATCGTAGATTTTAAACAATCTAATAAACCAAAAAAAGTAGAGTGGATAGATGAATATTTTCTGCAAATTGCAGCGTACGCCATGGCGCACGACGAATTTTACAGATCAAGGATAAGACAAGGTGTCATTATGATATGTACACCTGATCTATACTATCAAGAATTTAAAATACAAGACACAGAGTTAAAACGTTGGAAGCATAAATGGCTGGCACGATTAGATGCGTATAATGACCTGCAGAGGGAGGAGAAGAAACAAGCAAGCATAGACCCTACCAAACTACTAAATGAATTTGAAAAAGATAAAACGAGTTAGAGAACGGGGCGGAACTAATATATTCCTAGAGGACGATGGGCCTCTTAGCTGTTGTGGTGAGTTTCTCACCCCTACTACTCACATCACAATGGCCCCATCATGAAAAACATATGAACAAAGAATTAGAAGAATTTTATGAGATCTATAATAACGTAAAACAACTAGATGTTGGTTTCATAAAAGTACAGAGGCCGCAGTCAGAATTTTCTGACGGGCCTCCGTACTAATCATAAAAACATATGAACACAGAACTAGAAAACTTATTAAAAGAAATTAGAGCCTATCGTGATAACATGGTAGCCCGGAACTATCCGTTTCAAGAAATTAACAACATCGTTATTAAATGGGAAAAGAAGAAGGGAAAAACAGTATCAGAAGAACTACAAAGCGAATTAGAACCTATTGATGAAGCTGAAAAAGAAAAAAAAGAATTAGAAAATGAATAAAAAATTAGAGAATGGGGAAAGAGCATTTAAACACGGGATAACGGTCTCGACAGCTGTTGCAGGAGCTCTTCGCCCCTTTCATCATTCTTCCTGCAACAGCATCCGTAATTAAAAGGAAAAGATTAATGGCGTGGACTAAAGAATATAAACAAGAATACGGGAAAAAATGGCGAACAGAAAATCCAGAGAAAGTAAAAGAAGCCTCTAAAAAATGGCGAACAGAAAATCCAGAGAAAACCAAAGAAGCCTCTAAAAAATGGCGAACAGAGAATCCAGAGAAATCCCGAGAATCCTATAAAAAATATCGAGCAGAAAATCCAGAGAAAGTCCGAGAATCCTCTAGAAAATGGCGAACAGAAAATCCAGAGAGAACAAGAGAAAGCAAAAGAAAATGGCGAGTAGCAAACCCGGAGAAAGTCCGAGAATCCAGTAGAAAATGGAACGCAGCAAATCCAGAAAGATCCAGAGAAAACTCTAAAAAATGGGCAGCAGAAAACCCAGAGAAAAACAGAGAAAATAATAGAAAATGGAAAGCAAAAAACTCAGAAAAAGTCACTAAATATAGAATAAAATATCGAGCAGAAAATCCAGAGAAAGTCAGTGAACAAAGAAAAAAAGATTTGAAAACATATAGAGAAAAAAACCGTAACAATCCTATTTATAAAATGCATCAAAACATGAGAAGTGCAATGTCTAGCGCTTTACGGGGTAGATATAAATCAGCTTCAACCATGGAAATAATTGGTTGTACTGTTGAGGGACTGTTTGAGCACCTAGAGTCGTGCGCATCGTGGGAGTCCTGGATGACACGAGAAAATTATGGTAGAGGAGGTTGGGATGCAGACCATATTATACCTATTTCTAAATGGAGTAAGAATTGTCCACTACAGTTCGTATTATGTTGGGATAAAAGTAATCTACAGCCCCTGGAGCATATTGCGAATATAAGAAAAGGAGCAAAATGAAATCAAACGGAAAAACAAAACCTAAAGTATTTGTAGCCACACCGTGCTACGACTCGATGAGAGTTGAGACTTGTGTATCATTACTCGATACTTTCTCTACTTTGGGACAGAACGGAATTGAATGTAAGTTCAAGTCTATTAGGACTTGTTATATTTCACACGGGCGCAACATGTCTACGTGTGCTTTTCTACACTCAGGCTTTGATTATCTATTGTTCGTTGATGCCGACGTTCAGTTTAATCCTGAAGCAGTGCTGCGCATGCTAGTGCCGAACAAGGACATTGTTTGTACACCCTACCGGGTTAAGAATAAGCCGGGAGTCGTGGACTATGCCGTGACCTTTAAGGATCCAAAAGCCGTAACGATTCTGCCATGGGATCTCGCTGAGATTACCCAGGGCCCCGCAGGGTTGATGTTGATCCATAAACGAGTGTTTGAAAAATTAATGACGAAACATCCTGAATTAAAATGTGAATTTCCCGATGCAGCAAGGGCCCAGCTCAATGAAGAGATAGGTACCGAGGATGATGCCGCAGGCAAGTACATGTGGAACTTCTGGGACACGTCTTTTAAGGACCACACCTGGAAGGGTGAGGACATTGCTTTTTGTAATCTGGCGACAGACGCTGGGTTTAAAATATACGCGAACCTCGACTCATGGACCACGCATCACGGATCTTATGGATGGAAAGGTCGCTTCGGTGATTATCTTATTAAAAAACCCAAATAAGGCAGAAATGTGGCCAAAATATGGCACAATGCCGACACTTGAAGTGTCGGGAACACGTCGGCAGGGTGTCGGCAGGTGTCGCATTCGACACCTAAAATAGAGAAAATGTTAAAAAGTGCGACATAAATGTACAAATATTGCAAAAAATGCGACACTTGCGACACCTGTGCGACCACTTCCCGACACTTTTTGCGACACCTGTTTTGTATTGTATACCAACGTTAATAGGTCATTTTCAGCTTTTGCGACACCAAATTTTATTTTTTGTTTCCAGCGCGATAAAAAAAAAAATATACCTTATAGCTGTCGCAAAGAGGAATTATGTCAGAAATAAGGCAAGACAAGGGGAATTATCAGATGACAGAAGAACAGTTTTGGGATAAATTCAATGAGAAACATAACCCGAGATACTACCATGCCACGAAAAACCAAAAGAAAATTAAGGTTGAACCAAAACGCCAGCGACGTTATCCCTTATTCAAAGGTCAGAGTTGAGTGGATTGATATACTTTCTGATTCAGGTTGGGCGGATGAAAGGTCTTTTAATAAGATGAAGTTAGCTGCACCTGTTAATGAGGGTTGGTTATATAATAAAGATAGATTTGCGCTTAAGTTATTTGCTTCTTATGATCGAGAGGAAGATGGGTCTTTAACTTTTGGAGATCGGACGATGATTCCTTTGGCTTGTGTGACGAAAATTCAGAAGATTTAGGTGTCTCAATTGCTTCACCTTCGACAACCTTTGCTGTTAACAGACCTGAGTAATCGTTTAAAATTTGTTTCATTTTTAATTCTAGCTCCTCTTCTGACATGTCTTCTAATTTACCTGTTTTTATTATTTTGCGTTCTATGTATAGTCCTGCTACCTTTCCACGATTTGTTTCTGCGTTTACTGCAGAAGAGAAAGAACCTTTCTTTAAAGCAAGCTCTTTAATACGTGCAAGTTCTGTTATATGAGTCTCATAATTGACTTCAAACTTTTTCATTCTTTCTTCTTTTAATTTTCCTAAATATTGTGCAACAAGCGGGGATGTTCGAGGATTCATAAGCTCAGATCCTTCCTGCCTACATCTGTTTTTGGAGTAGCCAGCTAGTACCGCAGCCTCTGACTGTGAGACCGGTCCCTCAGCGCTACCGAATACAACGTATTCAGCAAATCTTTTTTGCATTTCTGTTAATCTTTTTGGTACACCCATTAGTTCTTTTTGTTATATGTGGTTGACAATTTAGGGTAACTATCCTATATTGTCAATATAAATTATGACAGACACAGGAAAATTAGATCTAGCACTATTAATAGAGCAACATAAAAAAGACATCTGGGAATATAAGATGAGAGAATCCGAATGGGAGAAAACTAAAAACCAATTGGATGGTCATAAAAAAATTGTAGAAGAATTATCAACTAACATTTTAACTCTAAAAAAAGATATCGACAGATTACAAGAAGAGAATGATAACATTAGAACTATTGAAAAGTCTCATCAACAAATTAACGGTGACTTGTCAATTAAAATTAGAGAAGCAGAAAAAGAAAAGGCAGATCTTAAGTTAGACAATAAAAGATTAGCAGAAGAGGTTGCAAGCAGAATAGAGCATTTAAGAAAGGCGGGGTTTTGAGAGTTCAAGACTTGCAAGAGTTTCTTGCTAAATTTACTGAAGGATCAGACGCTATTAAGAATGCACATATCTTTGTAGAAGTGAGTGGCAAACTCGCTGAAGTAAAAAGAATGGAAGTACATGAAAATTCTGTGCCAATCGTAGGACAGAAGGGTCATACAGCACATAGATTAGTTTTAAAAACTCAAAAACCATCTAATATTTTACTGCCAGAGAAGCTTCAGAAAGATTACTAATGAGAGGGAAAGTTCCCTCAAAATCTTTATGGGTCCAGAGGCTAAATTATATCAGAAACTGCGTAGAAATATCAAAGATATTTCATGGATTAGGATTGAAAACC